GCATACAGATTATGGCAGTTGCCGCAGGTTTGTTTGCTATACCAGAACTTACAAGAGGTTTGTTTTTAAAACATAGTACTGCTGATAGTCAAATTCGTAAAGGAGAACTATGGGCAGGAATAAAAGCAAGTTGGGATAATAGATGGCTTGCATTGCGTGGAGGATTCATTGGTGCATTTATTGGGTTACTTCCAGGACTTGGAGGACAAATGGCAGACTGGATGGCATATGGTCAAGCAGTAGCCGCTAATCCAAAAGAGAAATTTGGTAACGGTAACATCAAAGGTGTTATAGGACCAGAAGGTGCAAACAATGCACAAAAAGCAACAAGCATGATTACTACTGTTATATTTGGAATACCCGGAGCAAAATTTGCCGCCATACTTATGAGTTTGTTTATGTATCTGAATATTGAACTAGGTACACCTGATATAGCAGATGATACTCAGTTGTTCACAGCCATGACATTTGGCTTTTTAGGAGCAACTGTAATTGTTGCATTAATTTGTATGTTACTAATTAAACCAATTAGTAAACTAGCCGCAGTGCCATACAAATATTATTTTCCAGTACTATTAGCATTGATAATTTTTACTTCAATGCAATACACTGGTGGCTGGGAAGACTTAGCAATGTTAGCAATATTTTCTTGTATAGGATTTACTATGCGACATTTTAAATTTAGTCGACCTGCATGTTTAATAGGATATATCTTAGCAGAAAAAGTTGAAGGACTAACACTACAGATAACAGGGTTATATACTCTAGACACATTGATCACCAGACCAATATTCATGACACTAATAGTAATTACCATTGGTGTATTTTTATACAGCATATTTAGAAAAGGAAGGATAGACTATGCATAAAAGTTTACTAACACTAGTAGCATTACTAGGATTTACAACATCAGCACTGGCTGATTATACAATGATTGTTCCACAAAAGCCAGGTGGTGGAACAAGTCAATGGGCACAAATTGTTGCCACAGAGATGGAAAAATATTTAGATGGAGAGAAGATTATTCTCAAGCATATTAAAGGTGCAAGAGATATTCCAGGCTTTAACAAATTTCATAATGAATTTAGATTTGATGATAAAACACTTATGGTCAGTAACGGAGGAAACGGTATAAGTTTTCTTAACGAAAAAGTTGACTACAACTATAAAGATTACGATAGTATCGGTCTTATGAATCTAAATATTATTACCGCAGTATTCGGAGACCACGATCCATACGGTGATACACCTACTTCGTTTAGTGGTGGTGGCGGAAAAATTCCTGAGGGAATTGCAATGACATTACTAAAGTGTGGTAACTTACCAAGTACAGAAGCATATATTGCTTGCTTTAAAGAAAAAGTAAACTGGATTAAAGGTATGAAAGGTAATGAAAGACGTTTAGCATTTAAGCGTGGAGAACTACATGGTACTAGAGAAAATCCTGCAAGTTTCAAAAAGCATGTACAGCCAGTGATCGACAAAGGTGATGCACGTCTTTGGTTCCATCATGGTATTCTACAGTCAGACGGTACACACGCAGATGATCCAAACTATCCAGGTATTCAAATGGAACAACAGTTTGTAGATATGTATGGTGAAGAGCCAAGTAGCGATTTATATGATGCGTATAAACTTGCAAAATCATTTCGCGATGGTTTACAAAAAGCAATCTGGGTTAACAAAGACAATCCAAACAAAGCAAAACTTATTGCTGTTTTAGAAAAAGTAGCAAACAATCCTGAGTCAATTAAAAAGATTCAAAAGAAAGTTGGCAAGTACGAGTGGATGCTTGGTGATGCAGGTAATGCACAAGTTGACACATTAATGACATTTGTTACATCTGATTCATTAAAAACATTAGTACAATTTAATACTAAAGCATTTGGTATCAAAGCAGTATACAAATCAGAGTTAGTAAAGTAATGGCAAACATTTTAGTAATCAGTGGCCCGCAAGGTACTGGTAATCATGTGTTTAGTAAAGTCTTATCCATGCACAGTAATGTGCATGGCTGGGACCAACTACTGCGTGAGTACTGGATTAATCACGACAATGCCCCGTTCAAAGATATTTGGAATACACCTGAAAACATTGACAAATATAACTGGACAGAGCATGAGAACTATGTGCTAAGTGTTAGCGGTCCTTATGTTGATAAAGACAAAGACGGCGTAAGACATACAAAGTATCCTAACTATAAAGAAGTATTGCGTAGGCTTAATGAAAAAGGTAATTTGCAAGTTGGCATTATTGGCAGAGACCAAAACATTACTGCACAAAACCAATTACGCAAGCGTGGTGTTGAGAGTTTGCATAACTACTTAAATAAGATCGAAGATATTATTGAGTATCGACATACGTTTTTAAGTGTTGAATTGCTTTACATGTTTAGACATCAGTATGTCAAAAGTCTTAACAGCGTACTAGATATTCCTGTAGATTATACCAATGAACGTTTGCACTACATACTTAACAAAGATCCAAATGCAAAGTATGTACACAGTGTAGAGCATAGTTGGCTAGATAGACGTAGAAACGATGTAGGACATATGATTGATGGCAGTGTACCTCATATAGAAAAGGATACTATATAAATGAAACATCAAACCAATTGGAATAAAACACTAGCTAATCCTGATGATTATCCTAGTAGTTGGGACTGGACTGTAGCACACAGTGAATATCATTTTGATAATACAATACAAGACCAGCCTGGTGATTGGTTTGATATAATAGGCAGATTCGAAGGCGACTGGAAAGAAGAACGTGACAGACTTGTAGAAGCAACACATCCTGTAAATTGGGCAACACGTAAACATTTTGCACAAAAGAAAAAAGATCCAGAAATGCTGTCACAAGAAGAATATGATATTCAACAAGCCGGTGGTGATCCAAAAGGTCTAATGTTGACTAATAAAAATAGTTTTTCAAATTGGTCAGACTATCCTACACTGTATAAAATGATGGACTACTTTAAACTTACAAGTGATGGGGTCAGTTTAGTTAAATGGCAAGCACATATACAGATGACAGGACAAATGTTTAATATGCACATTGATAAACTGTGGGATAGATGTCCAGACGATCCAGAGCGTATTGTGCGTATTACAATCATGTTAGATGATTGGACACCAGGACATTTTTATATGTATGGTAATTGTATGTATGATAAATGGAAAGCAGGTGACGTACACATATTTGACTGGAGTAATGTCCCTCATTGTACAGCTAATGCAAGTAGTCATCCTAGAGCAGTATTACAAATGACTGGTTTAAAAACGGAACGTACACAGGAATTGATAGACAATGCAAATCCAAACAACGTTTTTACAATATGATTATATTAATTTGTGGCGAAGAAGGATCAGGTAAAACAACACTAGCAAAACCATTTGCTGAACTTATAGGTGCAGTATATGTAAACAAAGATAGTTATGATGGTGACCTACGTGCATACATAGATGGCATTGCTAGCACAGAGAAGACAGTAGTAGTTGATAAAAGATGTAAACTACAATCAAGTATAGATCAAATAGACCCTGATTATGTTGTATGGATGGATACTGTTGATAAAAAGATTCAAACGCCTAGCCGTGTAGATTATCATGTATCTAAATGGTTTGATGACACACATCAACAGTTAATGCCAGTTGTACAACGATATATGGAAAAGAAGAATAAATGATTACATGGGGTTGGTCAGGTATGGCACATGATGCTAGTTTAGCAGTGTTTGATAACAAGCAACTGATGTTTGCCTCACATGCAGAACGATATAGTAGAATAAAAAATGACAAGAATCTTAATCGTGGTATATTAATTGATGCACTATATCATGGTATGCCTGATGAAATTTTCTTTTATGAAAGACCCTGGTTAAAGAAAACAAGACAGTTATATGCTAAACAGTACAACCTACTAACTAAACCTTCTCCAAGAAGTGTTCTCGGTGAACTGTATAAAAACCCGCCACGCATACGCACAACAACACATCACCACAGCCATGCGGCTGGAGGCTACTTTACCAGTCCGTTCGATGATGCCGTAATACTGTGCATAGACAGTATAGGTGAGTGGGAAACAATTAGCATATGGACAGGTGAAGGTAATCAATTAAAAAAACTATGGAGTCAAAGTTATCCTAACAGCATAGGCATATGGTACAGTGGCATGACACAGCGTATAGGCTTAAAGCCACAGGAACATGAATACATACTCATGGGTATGGCGGCTGTGGGAGATCCTGATAAACATTATAAACTAATTAAAGATGATTTTATATTAAAGATGCCCACAATGCAGGACGGTAAAACTGTGTTTTTACGCAACTGTCACAGAGGTTGTATGAATTGGCGACCTTTACTAAACAGTGTACAAGACTATGCAGATATAGCCGCCGCTGTACAGCGTATATACGAAGAAATATTTTTAGGACTAATAAGACACACAGCGTACCTCACCAATGGTCGTAAAAAGAATCTGGTACTCACAGGAGGTTGTGTATTAAACTGTGTTGCAAATCCAATTGCACATACACATTTTGATAACGTATGGATCATGCCTAATCCTGGTGATGCCGGCAGTGCAATTGGTTGTGTGCTTGCTCACAAAAGCGAACACATAGAGTGGCCCGGACCATATTTGGGACACAATATACAAGGAGAATATCCAGTTGAAAAAGTTATACACGAACTACAAACCAACAAAATTACTGCCGTTGCGGCTGGTAGGGCTGAGTTTGGTCCTCGGGCTCTTGGCAACCGTAGTATTCTTGCTGATCCCCGCGGAGATAATGTCAAGTCGCTTGTTAACAGCATTAAACAACGAGAGTCATTTAGACCATTTGCGCCAGCAATCCTTGAAGAACATGCGTCAGATTATTTCGACGGCTTCACAGGTCCGTATATGCAATACACAGCAACGTGTAAAGATCCTACTTCGTTTCCAGCAATCGTCCACTACGATGACACAAGCAGAGTTCAGACAGTATCTAAAGACGATAATACAGGATTCAGAAAACTGTTAGAGTGTTGGTATGAACTAACAGGTTGTCCCATGTTGCTTAACACCAGCTTAAACATCAAAGGTGAACCACTAGTAAATACTAGAGAAGATGCACAGCGTTGGAGTTCACAGTACGGAGTAGAAGTATGTTTGGCAGAATAAAATATTTTTTACTATACCCATATTATAGATATAAAGAAAAACAAAGAATAAAAAAACGTTTAGAGGAACTACGTAAAAAAGATCCTTTTATATATGAATGATTGACAAATTATAGATATCATGTACAATAAACTTACGGAGAACTGAATGTTAGATGTTGTTCAGATTAGCTATCATGAGCCATATGCTGATGATAACTTTGAACTATTAAAATTATTTGCACCCTTAGCTAAACGTGTGCAAGGTGTTAAAGGCATATTCGATGCCCACAAAGCCGCGGCTGAAATAGCCGAAACACAAAACTTTTATGTAATCGATGCTGATGCTATAATAGATGAACAGTTTAATTTTAAGTTTAGACCAAACCCAAACAAAGAACAATGGCCCGGCGTATATGAAAGTGAATGTGTGTATGTATGGCGTAGTCAAAATCCAGTTAACGATTTATTATATGGCTATGGCGGCGCTAAACTGTTTCCACGCAAAGCAATGTTAGAAGCACAGGACTGGAGTGTAGACATGACAACTACAATAGGATGTCCTTTTGTACCAAAATATCAGATAAGTAATATTACAGCGTTTAACACGGATCCATTTAATGCATGGCGTAGTGCTTTTCGAGAATGTACAAAACTAGCTAGTTCAGCTATTCCTGACTCAGATAATACTGATAATGAGTACAGATTAAAAGTTTGGCAAACCAAAGGCAAAGATAAACAGTTTGGTGAATATGCTATATTAGGAGCAAAACAAGGTGCTGATTTTGGATACGAATACAGAAATAAAAAAGATATTCTAAATAATATCAACGACTTTGATTGGCTAAAGGAGGTATTTGATGACGCAACTTCATGAAACAGGTTCACATATTGAAGGAAAACAATATAAAGAAAATTTACATTGGATGCACGGTATAGATGAATATTTGACTTATATCAATCATCCACAACTTGAAATATATACAAGAATTTACAATGCAATGTTACATGGCAACATTTGGAATATAAAAGACCTAATAAGCAGTGAAATTGACAGAGGTCGAATTGATTTAACTGATGAGTTTTTAAATATTCTATTAAGCCACTATACTGGATATGAATATGTTAATCATCGAAAAGTTTTGAGATATATTTCACATTGTGTCGATGATGATTATATTAGAAAAATTAGTAGTTGGAGTATAAAGTGGCAAAAAAGTGCTAATCTAAATGATCATTTTAGTAGAGGACAAATGAAAAGTAAATGTTGGATGGTCGAACAATTAAATGAAGTTTTTCCAAACACATATTTAGGTGTAGTTGCACATTATGGAGGTTGGTATGCTACTGTAGCTAAAAATATTTTCAACAACTTTAAAGTTACAAATTATTATAATTTAGAATTAGATCAACAGTGTATCGAGATTGCAGATGATTTTAATTATGAACAATATCATAACAAATGGCAGTTTAAAAGTGTTGAGAAAGACTGTGGCAGTATAACATATGATGAGAACAAGAGTTTTAATGTACAAATTGCTAACCAACAACACAACATGGTAAATGTAAATATAAAACCAAACATAGTTATAAACACCAGTTGTGAGCATATGAACGAAGATTGGTTTCATAATTTACCTGACGGTATGTTAGTATGTTTACAAACAAACGATTACTTTAGCAACGAACAACATGTAAACTGTGTAAATGGCTTAAATGAAGCAAAAGCTAAGTATCCTCTGAAAGAAATTTTGTATGAGGGAGAAATTGAAACTTGGCTATACAATAGATTTATGCTAATCGGAGAAAAATAATAGATAAGTTATCATTACGTGAGATGCAAACAGAAGCCGCAAGAGCTTTATCTACTATGGAAGCATCAAACAACAACATAGCACAGTTTAATAAAAAAGCACACCACAACAGTCAATTGTGGTATCAAGCAGTAATTGAATGGTATGTAGAACAATATGGTGATTTACCAAGTAAAGTCGGACCGGGTAAATATATAAAATTAATAATGGAGAAGTAAGTGTTATTCAAAAATTCACAAGACGATTGGGAAATTGATCTTCCAGACAGTGTTAAAGATATAGGTGTTAAGATTAGTGGCGGTGCTGACAGTGCTATTGTTGCTTATATGCTAGCAAAATATGTTGCAGAAGAAAGACCCGACATTACTATACATCCTGTTACAGCAGTTGCACAAACTAAACCCTTTCAGCAAATCTTTGCTGATAAAGTATTGCGTAAAATTGAAGAACTAACAGGTATTAAATTTGCACAGCATCAGTATAAAATGATTAGAAGTGATACTGTTGAAAATTATATCAGTGACCAAGAAGAATATTTCGATAGTTTAGCTCATTTATATCAAATGAGATTTGCTGGGTTAACTGCTAACCCTGATCCAGAAGATGCACCCGAACTTTTTGATGGAGATCATGCGACTCCGGGTAGTTATGGTGTAAAAGATTTGGACAGAACTAAAACCAAAATAAAGAAAGATAATACTACTCGACCACTTTTTAATGTGGATAAAAAAGGTGTTGCTGAACACTATATTACATTGGGTGTACTAGAAGATATATTTCCATTGACCAGAAGCTGTGAAGAAGATAATGTTTATACATTTGAAGAACACTGCAACGACTGTTGGTTTTGTAGAGAACGTAAATGGGGATTTGGCGGAAGACTAGTATAATTGGAGACATTCAAAAGTAAAATTCAATTAAACCAATCCAGTATTATCAAACAATTTAAATCATTGGTAATTACAAATCCCAACACTTGGCTAAAACATTATCAATCATTGTGCAAACTTAATCCACACCTTGTTAAAGTATACAGCATCAATGAACAAGGTACAGAGATTGTAATGGAAAATCTTGGCAAGATTATTACAATAGAAGACTTACTCAAAGATGTTAACTATTTTAAACTAGTAAATAAAAATATACTATGTGATATATTATACGCAGTCAATTACAGTTGGGCACAGAGTTTTGCATATAGCAAGCAAATCGCAGAGGATGGTTATTTTATGAATACTGATGTTACTTTGCATAATATAGTGTTAACTGAAAGCAAAGAAATAAAACAGCTAGACCCTGACAGTTATACTTGGATGGATACAATACCAGGTGAGAGTTGGGCGTTTGACTTTAGCGAAAAGTATTATATGACTCAAATTAATTTGATGAGTAAAATACAAAAGTTTAACTATGTACAATTACAATGAAATAAAACAAGTACACTTGGAAATTACGCAAAAGTGCCAAGCCGCTTGTCCTATGTGTGATAGAAATCAAAACGGCGGCGCAGACAATCAGCACATTACAAATGCTGAACTAAGTTTACACGACTGTCAACGTATCTTTACACCCAGCTTTATAAAACAACTCGATACAATGTATATGTGTGGCAACTTGGGTGATCCTATAGTAGCTAAAGATACACTAGAAGTATTTGATTATTTTAGACAGCATAATAGTGATATGTGGTTAAGCATGAATACTAATGCAGGTGCTAAAAGTACAGACTGGTGGGAAAGTCTAGCACAAATAATAGGACGCAGAGGTTCAGTTATTTTTAGTGTAGATGGATTGCGTGACACCAATCATCTGTATAGACAAAATGTTGTTTGGGATAATGTAGAACGCAACATGCGAGCATTTATAAATGCTGGAGGTAGGGCTCGTTGGGACTACCTAATATTTCAGCATAACGAACATCAAGTAGAAGAAGCAGAAGCACTTGCTAACCAGTGGGGTTGTGAAAAATTTATAAAAAAGAAAAGCGGCAGGTTTATTGTAGCAAGTGGACAAGTACAAAAAGATGCACATCAGGCTAAAAATCGTAAAGGTGCTGAAACTCAACTAATAGAAAAACCAAAACAATCAAGTAATCAAAATCTTGCACTACAAAAACAAAATGAAATAGAAAAAACATATGGTTCAATGCGTGAATACTATGACAATTGTAGTATTAAATGCAAAGTAGCTGAACAACGTAATATTTTTATTACAGCGGAAGGATTGTTAATGCCTTGTTGTTGGACAGCAGGACGCATGTATAAATGGTGGCACCAGGACTATAGAGTAGAACAAGTATGGGACTTCATTGACAGAGCTGGAGGCAAAGAAGGTATTAATGTAATTGAACATGATCTCGAAACTGTAATCAATGGCAGTCTATTAAAAGATATTGAATCAAGCTGGAGTATACAAGGTGTAAAAAACGGCAAGCTGGGCGTGTGCAGTATGAAGTGTGGCACAGAGTTTGATCCGTTTGGAGCACAGTTTCAATGATTGAAAGAGTTGAACTAGAGATAAGCAGTGATTGTAATGCGGCTTGTCCTGGCTGTGCAAGAACCCAAAATATAGATTTGGTTAAGCCTACTAATCTTACACTAGAGCAAATACAAACATGGTTTCCTGACCCTAAGGGTATAAAATTTAAGTTTTGTGGTGTGCTAGGTGATCCTATTGTAAATCCTGAATGTATGGCGATTACAAAGTATTTGGTTGACAATGGCGCTAAAGTTCAGTATAGTACAAACGGAGGACGCAACAGTGCTGACTGGTGGAGAGAACTAGGCACACTAGGTATCGATGTACACTTTTGCATCGACGGCACAGAAACAAATTACGTTTATAGAGTCAATACAAATTATAAAATTATCAAACGCAATATGCAAGCATACAGTAATGCAGGCGGTAAAGCCACATGGATTTATATTGTTTTTGATCACAACGAGCATGAGATTCAAGAAGCAAAACAGTTAGCAGAACAATTAGGTTTTAAGTTTGCTACTAGAACAGGAATGCGTAATAGCTTTTATGATTGGGTTGCACAAGTTGGCAAAAAGAATAATAAAGTAAAACAAGTTATTACCACAACTGGTGCTAAACAACACAGTAAAGTAGCGGTGGTAAAAAAACTTGACGAGTTTATACAAGACAAAAACAAAAGTCAAGAACAAACACAGCAAATAGTCAATACAATTGACTGCAAATATTATCACGGCAATGAAATTTATATTGGAGCAGACAGTACACTATGGCCCTGTTGTTTTTTATATGATAGTGCTTTTAAAAATAAAGAAGCAATCAATGACAAATATTCTATATATCCCACAGATTGGAACGATCTTAACACACATACAATAGAACAAATACTAAACACAGAATACTATAAACAAACACTCAAAGACAGTTGGGATCCTCAACACAATCTACACATAAGTCGTTGTATTAGAACCTGTGCTAAAAATCGTGCCTATCAAAATGAAATCAAATACTCTTGAT